TCGCGCAGCTTGAGCACCGCCACTTCCAGTGCCGCATTGATGGCCACTGTGCCGAGTGCGCGCACTTCGTCGGCCAGCGCCGCCAGCACGCGCTGGCGTTTTACCGCGCCCGGGACGTCTTCATCCGCAACAGACTCAACGAGGATCGTCAGCCGGCGCATGACGCCGCCGCCAATATACCGCGCCATGATCGAGTACAGAATGCCAAGCAGGATGCTTTTCATTGCAGCCACCAGTGTTTACAGGTTAGGACAGCCATGCCGCCATCAATCCACGTCGAAAGCTCCGTAGATATTGTCGGCGTCTCGGGCTCGCCTTGCAGGATCGGCCTCGCTGCTGCTTTGCAGTTCGGCGTTATCTGGCAGCTCGTCACGAGGCTCACGCATGCGGCCAGCAGGATCAGGTAGAAACGCCTCCAGCACCGCGCCGAGGGCCATGCCCGCAACAATGATTGCCTCCCACTGCGCAGCATCGAGCGTCACCCCCATCGCGACAGCCATCATGACGAGCGCGCGCCAGGTTGATCGCTCATCAAGCCGATTGAGTACGAATTGCTTGACCTTGCTTAGCATGACTCACTCCGCAAAATGGTGCCCCACCGGCGCGCGCGCCAAAACCCGCAACGGGAAATGAAAGTCACGCGACAGCAGGGCGTTGATCGTCGTCATTAGTCGGGCCGGCCCACGCCTCGATCTCCCTTTCGCCGCGGCGGCTCGGCTCCCCATCCGGTTCGTATACTGTGCAGCCTGGGCCGCAATCCACGTATGCAATGCGCCCTGCGGCGCAGCCGTGGATGACCTGTTCCGGTAGCCTAAAGTGCCTGCAAATAATCATCGATGCGTCTCTAGTTTATCGAGACGTGATTCAAAAACATCTCCACGCTCTTCGTTGGCCATAATTCTTCGCTTCCATTCGACGGCCTCTTTTTCATGAGTAATGCGGTGGATAGTGTTGGAGTTAGCCTCAACAATGATCCCCGCGACTGTTCTGTCGAGTTCCCGGAGATCGGATTCACACCGACCCACACGGCCAGCAAGAACATTAACGTTAGACCACGTCCAAACGCCCCATCCCACGACGGGCATAGCAGTCGTCGTAAGAATGCCGAGCGCCGCGACTGAGACTTTGAACTCTTGTTTCGTTGATTCATTCATCCTGCCCGTTCACGGTGCCTAAAGTGTGGTTGAGCGGGTAGGAACGGCTTACACCGAAATCGCTGCCGCTGCCTGGAAAAGCGCGTCCTTTTGCGCCATTAGCTCCAGCTCCGCTAATGCCTCATCAATCACGGGAGAGTCATAGCGCCAGACGTCAGATTTGTCCAAATACGCCAAAGCGGCAAAATCCTGAACCGGGTCCAGTGCCGCTTTCCAATCGAGGAAAGCCTGCACCAGCCCCGCTTGCTCAAGCGCCAGCATGCCCTGGATCGCGGATACAGACTGCGGCACAGGCGTAGGCAATACGTCCCAAGTCTGCCTCCACTTGCCAGGCTCATATTCCTCTGGCTCTCCATCGACGACTTGCTCGTTGGGGTTGGGCATAGGCGGGTCGACTAGCTCCAGAAAGGGAAAGCCTAGCCCTGACAAATCCGCTTGATGGCCAAAGCTGACGCCTGGCAACATGGCTTTGATCTGCGCCGCGGTGACTTTCTCGCCTGTCTCTTGATAGACGTACATCATTCGATTCGCTCTAAGGCATAGAACCCTTCAGCGTCGTGCAGTTGCTTGTAAATGCCGCTTCGCCGCTCGGCCCGTTGCCGTAGGCGTGCCGCAACCTGATCCGAAACAGCCAGCGTCTCCGCGCGGCCGCTGCACCTTGTGTGCTGTCCCGAGAGCGGATCGAAAACCTGATAGTCGCCCCAGGGCATCACGATCCCCCGGCGCATCTGGACCAGATGCTGCCCTTTCAGGCTTTTGCGGACAGCCAGAATCTGCGGCTGCGACTGTTGGCAAACCCATCGCTCCCGAATCCGGCGCCCTTGATCCAGTGTGGTGCACGGCGTGCGCTCTTTGCCCGTCACAACGATCAGTCCGGGCAGCTCTACCACATCCCCGCACGCTCTAAGCGCAGCCGGGTTTTTTTGCAGCCCCCGATACCACTTAACCCAGTCGCGAGCCGTACTTTCCGGCATCTCTCCCGAATCCCGCTGGGAGACGACGAGGGCATAGCACTCTTTGCTCGGCTTGCCCCACATCTGATGTTGGTCCATCCATGCGATGGCGTCTGCCCGGCAGCTGGACACGACATTGGGGCCAGTGCGCGCGCCTGGATCGAATTCTGCAAGCTCGAGGAATTCGCGGGTCCAGATCACGACACCGCTCCGTAATAGGTGCCTGTCCAGTTCGCCCAGGTCACGGAATGGGTGTTGAGGCTAACAGCTTTACCGCCGCTGCCGCCTGTTGTCGTGCTATCGCCACCAGCGGCGCCCCAACCGCCGCCACCCGAACCGGAACCACCCAACGTACCGGGGCTGCCGTCTTTCCCTGGATTTCCTGCGCTTCCGCCCACCCCAATATCTGGTCCTTGAACACTCGACCCTCCCACTCCTGGCATGATGCGGCCACCGCCGCCGCCACTGGCGCTTGCCCACGAAGCGGTCGTGCAACGCCCTCCGCCTCCACCGGCGCCGCCGCCGCCACCTCCGCCCGTTAGACTGTTAGATGGGTCTTCGTCTATGCCGTCAGCACCTGCGGCTCCGGGGGCGCCGCCCGCGCCGCCGTAGATGCTCGATTCTCTTGTGTCCCCGCCGTCACCGCCGCCCGCGCCGCCGCCGCCGGCCCCTTCGGCCTTACTCCATCGGCCAGCGCCGCCACCGCCACCACCACCGCCGATATATCCGCTGCCGCCGATAGTCCAATCCTGGCCTAAGCTGATCGCAGGCCCGCCGTCTTCCGCCGCATCGTTATCGGACGCCCCGTTTCCTCCCTTGCCCTGCACATAGCCGTTGACGGTCAGGGTTCCTGCTACGCCAATGTTTGCCAGCGTCAGAGCGGGTGTGGTGTTGGATGTAGAGTAGACATAGACGCCGGAGTTGATCACAACCTCGACAGGATCAGTGCCGTTCCATCCAGCGCCCGTGAGCAGCGTGGAATCAATCGTGGTCTGCGTCGTATTTGACGAGATCGTATAAGTAAACGGCCCAGATGCAGATGGTTTCCCGAAACCGCGAATAACCTGCTGCCAGTTCATTACGTCACCTCCGGATAGAGGCCGTACACTGACCCGGCGACGCGAAAAAGAACAATCGGGATATAGCCGCTGGCAGGCAAAGTCGGCGCGCCCCCGGAATTGATCCACACGTCCACCAAGCTCGTCCATGTGATTGTCGATGCTGAGCCATCATCAACCAGCAGCAGGACGCCTTGCCCGTTGGCCCAGGTGCCTTCGGTCGGTGTGCTGTTACCCGAGAGCGTCCAGGTCTGGATGGCGCCGTTATTTGGGCTGATGGCAGGCGTTGTGCCCGAGACGGTGTAGACCGTATCCGTCTGCGCGTCTTGGAGCGTGACACCGTCGAGCGTCTTGTTGGTCAGCGTCTGCGTGTCGCTGGACCCGACGACTGCTCCGCTCGGCGCCGTCTTGCCTGCCCAAGTTGTCAAATTGGCCGCATACGCCTGCACATCCGTGCCAATAGCCACGCCCAACGCGGTGCGCGCCGCAGGGGCTGAGGCTCCGCCCGTGCCGCCGTTGGCAATCGGCAACGTGCCGGACACGTCAGCCGTCAAGTCGATCGAATCGTCTTCCATCCGGCAAGCAGCAAAAGACCCGGCGCCCAAGCCGACCGCGAGCCTATCCTCATCTGTGATCAAGTACGGCTCGCCGGCCATCAGGTTATTGCTGCCGCCCTGCGTCGTCAGCGCGCTGCGCGTAGCACGCAGAACCTGGATTTTGTCGCCGCGAGCCATTGCTCAGATCAGAACGTGCCGCCGTCGATGCCGTCGACAAATTCCAACGCAGTAGCGCCCGAGTTGACCTTGCAAATGTAGCCGCCAGAGCCCGTGAAGTTTGCCGGCGTGTCATTGAGCGCAACGAAATTAGTAACGCCACTTGGGGCCGCTTGTGCTTGCCACTCCCCAGACGCATCTACCCAGGTCATCACTTGCCCGTCGCCGGGCGCGCCGGCATTGACATCTGCGAGGTCGTTGATATCCGCAAGCGCAATGCGCGCGTCTACCTCGGTGTCGAAGTCAGTGATTGCGGCATGCGTGTGCGTGTGGTCCCCAGCCGCCACCGTGCCGGCGCCGGTGCCCACCGCCTTTTTCCAATCCGTGTTGCCCAGCTCGGTATCGAGCAGGCCCTCGATCTCGGCGCCGGTCTGATCGGCAGTCGCGTTGTCTTCGATCAGCGCGAGCTTGTCGACATCCGTCTTGCCGCCGATCTTGACTGGAGTCCCGTCAGAAATCCGCCCGTAAAACAGGTTGCCGCTGTTTTCGGAGTAAGCCAGCTCGCCGGCGGCGAGGCTGGAAGGCGTCGCCGTCGTATCAGAACGTTTGATCTTGATCGTGTCAGCCATCGCTGAGACCCCCTAAAAATACCCGCCGTCGTGATTGATACCGAGCCACTCGGTGCCGTCGTGGATTTGCAGCGTCTGTGTCAGGTCGTTGAACCACATTTCCTTCTCGGCACCTGCGGGCCGGGAGTCAGTAAGATACGTCACGCCCGACCCGCCGCCCCCATCCCCAGCCGGACCGCGCTGCGCCACAGTCAGCGATACCGCGTGCACAGGCGCGGCGCTCACCGTTAGCGACTGCCCCGACTGCGAGTTGACAGACAGCAGAACCGGCGCAGTTGTGACGGTTACTTGAGCGTTGCTTGCCATCAGTCATGCTGCATCTCTTGTGATGTCCGGCAACACGGTAATCTGCCACGTCTCGCTGCTGGTCACGGAAGAGTCCGCCCATGTAATTTCAACGTCGGTCAAGTACCGATCTGGCTCGACATCAACCGTCACTGAGCCAGCAAAGCTCACAACAAATACACCTGACGCTGGGTCATCGACTACAATCTCACCGCCGCTTGTGCTGGCCGATAATGTTGGCGTTGCACTTTCGTAGTCGGCACGAACGTGCATTCTCACGCTGCACCCGGCCAACGACACGGGGTCGCCCGCGGCGTCCGTAAGCGCACAAGACAACACCCAGTCATCTCCACGTTTCAGCACCATTGAGCTAGACATTTAGTTGCTTAGGCAGCCTGCTAAATCTTTATGAACTATTGGCCATATCTAGCCTCTATCGCCAGCGCGACGCCGGGGTCTGCGCAGCCAAATGCGCGTCATTCGGCGCAAGCATCACAGTCGTCATCCCGTATCCATCCGGATCAATGCGCGTAATGCGCCACGCATCGCCGCGCTCGTCGGTGAGCACATCATCTTCCGCCAGCACGGCCGCACCCGCGTCCGTCAACGCGATGGTCGCGTTGTACTGTTGGCTCAGGCGCATGCTGCGGCCGACTTCGCTGTCGGCGGCGGCGCGCGGGTCGAAAGGGTTAAATACGCCAAACACCGATGCGCCGCTCGGCAACGCGAAGGCCTCGCCGTGCTGGCGTGGCTGCACAATGACGGCGGCAGCTCTTGCTTGGCGCGTGGCGGCGGTCATCGCTCGGGTGCGTCAGATCGCGACCATATCTTTGCAGCCATGCCCGGCAACCGTCGTCGGCATCGCTTCGCCGCGGAACAGCTCGCACCAAGCCGCAACATACGTGCCTGCGCTGCCGTCGCCCGCGGTCAGGGTCAGGTCCAAGAAGCGCTTGCGCCCGCCTTTGGTCAGGTCAACGTCGATCACGATGAAACCGTTGTCTTCGTCCGCGGCCGGCAGCGCCAAGGCGTTGCCCTCAATGTCGGTCTGCGTCGAATCGCTGAAGTCGGTCGCGGCAATCTCGATATGGCCGCTGCCCGTGGTATCGGATTCGGTCAGCTTGAGCGCGGCCATCGCAATGTCGGTGGCACCGACATAGATAATGTACCGGGCGTGATCCCATCCCTTTGTGTCGACCTCTGCCGTCGTCGCCGACGCGTTGTCGATAATGGCGGCCGGTGGCGTGACACTGACCAGCTTGAAGTTTTCGATAGCGGCTTGAGAAGGCATGTGATGGTCCTCTGTTCAGGTGCGCCGGCCAAAAGGCCGGCGTATTGTGCTGGCGATTAGGCGTTACCGACCAATGCCACGATCGGGCCGGCCGCGCTGGTGTCGCCGACGCCGTGGCAGTTGATGTCAAAGCGCTCGCTCGAAATGATCTTGACCTGCTGATAGCTCGACAGGCTGTAGGGGTCGACCATCATTGTCATGCCGCGGCGGTCGCCGAAGATGACGCCCATACGAAAGTCGCCGAAGAGCAGAATTGCCAGGCCATCAAGCGATGTGGCCACCTTCGGCATTGCCGGCGAGGTCATCACGTCGTAGCCCATAAAGTTCTCGGGCATCGCGCTCGCAAGCTCCTGCTTGCGGTTGCCGCCGACGGCATCCATCAGTCGCCCGAGAATCAGGTTGTGCAGTGGACGCGATGTCAGCCACACAGGCGCAATCCCGGGGTAATCCGGCAGCTTGGCAACCACGGTGCGCAGATCGGTTGCGGTGATCTCGCTGGCCAGGTCGTGCCCAGACGCGGCCATCACCGCCCCTGCGAGTCCGCCGGCCTCCGTCAGATGCGTGCGCAGCCCGACGATGCCGCCGTAGGTGCTGGTGCCGTCGCCGTTGATGAGGCACTCGTCCTCTTTGGTCGCAAAGGCGCGAGCATGCTTGTCGGCGACGTAATCGGCCAGGTTGATTGCGCTGTCGGCCGCGTAGTCGGCGCTGATGCGCGTCTCGGCGGCGACGTTCTTGGTTGTCAGGTTGATGTTGTCGAAGGTCGGTTCGGACTGGCTCGGCGCGCTTTCGCGGCCTACGAAATACGCCGAGGCGTCGCCGGTATCGCGCGGCACCGAGGCGGTCTCGGTCGCCATCGGGTGAATATGGCAGACGCGGCGCGCCAGGCCGTATTGCTCCCGCATGGTGATGATGGGCAGGGCCAGCTCGTCGGGGATCACAGCCGACTGGCCCGCGCCGACGCCAGTCAGCACGCGCTGGCTGATCTGCATGCCGTGATCACGGCACCAGCGGGCGGCGGACTCGTCGCCAAACAAATGTGCGCGTGCCCACTGGCCGGCGCGGTAGGCGGTCTCTTCCATCTCGCGGCGGCCGCCGGCGAAGTGCTGCGGCTGGTACGCGCGCAGGTTGCCGGCGTGCGGGATGCGGGCCTCCACGCGCGGCGCGCTCGGCACCGGGTCAGGGATGCGGGTCTTGACCAGTGCGCGAAATTGCTCCAGCGAGCCGCCCAGCATGATGTGGTTTTCCCCCTCCTCGACCATGCGGAAGTGCCGCGCGACGCCGCGGATCGTTTCGGCGTCTGGGTTCTCGGGGATCTCGGCGCGCTGGTCGGTGCCGCTTTCGGCCCGGGTTTCGGGGGCAGTCTCCGGTGCCGTCCGCGGGTCAGCAGCAGCGGGCTTTGGCGCATTGCGCTGCTCGGTCTTGATTTCAGGGCTGGCCGGAGTCTCGCCGGCCGGGGTTTTGATCTCGTCGGACATGACGGTCTCCGGTTGGTGGCGGCCGACGCCTATTGAGATGTCGGCCGGGATTGAAACGATGGAAATCTCAAGTGGCTCAAAGTCGGTGACGCGATATGTGTCAACGCCGTCTTCGCTTTGCTCGCGGCGCATATCGTGTACGATGTACCCGACAGAAACCTTCGTGCGGATGCCGTCGGCCACGTCTTGGGCAATCTCTCGGCCTAGGGCCCCACTGGAGAACCGCACCCGGGCGCGGCCGATGCGGTCGTGATCGACTCGGGCCGCCTCGATGACGCCGATTTGTCGGTCAGGGTCGTGTTGCAGCAGCAGCGGGGCGCCGTCGCTCAATCGTGTCATGCGCATGGCGCCCGGTGAGTGATCCAGGACCTCGCGGCCAAACCACCGCTCGACAGGCGCCTCGGAACTGAAGGCCAGCTCAATGCTGCCGTCGTCATTGGCACGCTGCTCGATGCGCATCTCGCGCGTCTGCTTGCTGCCCAGCACCTGCTTGCGGGCGTCAGTCGTCATCGCGGTCATCCTCGTCGATCGGTGCGGGCGCCGAGGTCTTCGGCGCCATCATCGGCAGCACATCGGCCAGGGTCAGCCCCGCCGCCTCTGCGGCCTCGCGAATTTTCGTCAGCTCTCCGACGCGCTCGGCAATCATGTCGTCCAGGTCGCGTCCCTTGCGCGCGGCGATCTCGGTGAGCGTGGTCGTACCGATGGCCAGCTCGTCGGTGTCCGCTTTTGCTTGCTTTGCAGGGTCTGGTCCGTCCCAGCGGCGCGGCTGCCACTTGCGCGCGTGGAGCTGGTCCGCGCTGAGGATCTTCGTCATCTCGGGCAGCGTGAAGCGCGCAGCCTCCGTCCAGGCTTCGGCGACGGGCTCCGGAAGCTCGGACTCGAACCAGTCCTGGGACTCCATCCAGTTGTCGTGCTCGACGCCCAAGAAGAAGCGCAGCGATGTGTAGTTGACGCCCTCGGCGTCGTTGCCGAGCGTGTTGTACGAGACGCCGATGCCCGTCGAAACCGAGCGGGCGGACCATTTCAGCAGGTCGCCGATTGCAGCATTGGGATGCTGCGGATCAAGCATCTTAAGGCTGTAGCCCCACGGCACGACCTCCATGCTGGCCGGTGCAATGTCTTGCACAAACTGGCCGCGGTCGGTCGTCAGCGGCTGGCCGTCGGCGCCGAGAATCGGCCCGCTGCTGTCATGCTGCGGCTCGGGCGCGGTGACGAACTCGGGGTTCGCTTCGTAGGCCGCGAATTTCGCCGCGGCGATGCGGCTGGCCTGCAGCTCGGCATCCTCGATGCCGCGCATCTGGTGCAGTCGCGCCATCGCCACCGCCAGCCACGGGGCGCCTCGCGTCTGCGCGCAGAACTCCGGCAGAAAGATGTGCAGCATCTCGTCGGCCGGCACGCGGTGGCGCTCGCCGACGGCATAAGAAGACTGATACAGGCGCGGCTCTTCCCGCATCCAGTAGGCAACCGGCCGCCGCCAACCGTTGATCTCCACGCCCATGCGGATTTCGCGGCCTTGATACTCGCCATTGTGCTGAACGTCGATCAGCTCAGGATCGATCACCTGCAAGGCGAAATTCCAGCGGTTATCCCAAGGCGTGATCTTGCGGACAAATGCCTCGCCGTCGCGCGCCACGGTCTCGATCACATGCCGCTGCAGCCCGCGCCAACTGAATCGGCCGGACACCTCGCAGTGGCCGCGCTTGCCCCATGCTTTCCACTCGCGCTCGATCAGGTCGCGCAGTTGGGTATGCGGCTTGCCGTTGCGGCGCCTGGCCTGATGCTGCAAGACAAAGCCAGGGGCGCCGACGATGTTGTTGCGCACGATGCGCAGGAAGCCGCGCGCGTGGTCGCTGTTGTAGGCGGCCGTGGTGGCGGCGGGAACACTGATCAGGTGCTCAGTGCCGTCCGCGCTGCTGGTGAGCGTGATCTTGGCATCCGCGTTGATCAGGATGTAGGTCAGCGTCCAAGTCGGTGCCGGATAGGCAGGCACCGACAGCCGCCAGCGCCAGGTATCACCTGCGCGCAGGCTCGCGGGCTCTGTCGTGGGGATGGTGGCCGACATGCGCATAGTGTCGGCCAACCCGTGTTGCAAAACGGCCCCCCGTTTGCAACGTGTTGCGCGGCGGCTGCCTGCGCTTTTTTTGATTTTTTGCTTGACGTTTTTTGATTTTTTGCTAGACTAATAATCAAGCCGGCTCCAGCCGGCTCAACTAGGAGTAAGACATGAACGCACTTCGTTTTATAGACGCCGCCAGCCAGCTCGCCACCATTGATTGTCAACGAGTGAAGATCGAAGGCGAGGTTGCGCGGTTTCGCACCAGCAGCGGCTGCTTGCTAGAAGCCCAAGCGGGCGGCGATGTTTGGGATGTGACTATCCGCGGCCTCGCCTTGTGGCTCGGCGACTACGCCGAGTTTGAGCTGGCCGACGACGACCCGGGCGACTGCACAATGATGGAAGTGTAGGCGCCATGACACCCGGCTCCGGCCGGGCTCAACCTCGGACAACGGAGATGGAATAGCGCATGAACAAGCACGCGACCCGCGGCGGCGCCCGCCTAGGCGCCGGCCGCCCCAAGGGCTCCACAAACCCGGACGCACGACGCAACAACGTCGCCGTCCGCCTGTCTGACGCCGATCTGGCCAAGGCCCGCTCCCGCCCGCCGAAGCGCTCTGCGATCACCTCGCAGGCCCGCTCCGGCGTCAGCCGCCCGGCGGCCTGCTCGGCCTCCAGCAGCGGCATCAGCTCTGCAAAAAACGCGGCTTGACGCATGGGCGCGTCAGCAAATCCAACGCCGGGCGATCAAGCCGCCTCGCCTTCCGCCGGCAACCCAAGCCGCGCGCGGATGTCCGCGGCGCGCCAGTCATCGAAGCCGACGCGCTCCCAGCCGCCGGCGCCCGGCCCGCAGTGGCCGCGGCTGTTGCGCGCCTGCCCGGTCGGCTGCGCAGACTGTCCTGCCCGCTGGCATAGGTCTGTGCCTACGCGCCACCAGCGGCAGAAGTGGCACCCGCCGACGTGCACGTAAGGCTCAAAGCTAATGCAGCCGCGCACGTCGTCAGTCGGCCATGCAGCAGACTCAACGTGGCAACCGGTGGGGCGTGCGTTGGCGCAGTGCGTGCAGTCCATCTATCGTCTCCAGTTGCCCGCCCAGCCGCGGCCGGGTCGCCGCGGCGGCGCGGGGCGCGGGGCTTTCGGCGCGCGCCTGGGCGCCGGCTTGGGAAGGTGCGGCGCCTCAGCGGCCTCGCCGGCGCGCTCGCCGTCGGTCTGTGCCGACAGTGCTGGCGCGGCGTCGTGCGGAGGCGCCTCGGCAAACAGGTCCGCTTGGCGCAGACGCGCCTCGATGGCGTCCCACTCGCGCGGCGTCAGCAGATGCGTCTTGCAGGATCGGCTGGCGTGCTCCGCCATCACTTCGCAGTCGAGCGCCTCCTCGGGCACGCCCACCTTCGGCTGCCAGATGAGGCGGCCGCGATGCCGGCGGCTGGGGGCCTTCACGTTGCTGGTGATCTGCTGCCAGTAGTCGGCGCGCACGTGCTTCGTGGCGTGATGGCGGCCGCGGCCCTGCGCTTCGAGCTTCCAGCGAGCAGCAAGGTGGTCCTTGGCTTTCCAGGTGCCGATGCTGTAGACGCGCACACCCCAGCGATCGGCTTTTGTCTGCCTGTCCGGGCGCGCCGGTTGCACGGCGCGGGTCTCGGGCAGGCTGTAAATCTCCCGGTCTGTGCTCGCACCCTTGCCGGCCATAATGCGCACATGCCGATATTGGCGCCAGCGCGAAGCGACCCAGGCATACACGGCATCATTAGTGGCGCCGTCCGAGCTGTCGATGGTCACGGCCGCCACGGGCACGGCGATGCCGCCGGGCCCTTGGTAGCTGCGGAACAACACGCGATCGAGCTCGGTCCAGACAGCATCATCCCGGTTGTGCGTAGACACGGCTGCGGCCGGCTCAGCCCACAGCACCAGCCAGCTTTCATGATCGCGGCCGTAGGCGCGCAGCAGTACGGACAGGCGATTGTGCTGCACGTCCACGCCGGCGCAGATGCGCAGGCCGCCGGCCGGCACGGTGCCTTCGGGATAGTCCCAGGCCGCGGCCTCCAGCGCCTCCGCGTCTGCCGCGCCGGATTGATACTCATAGCTGCGCCCGCGCCGGGCGTTGGCCACCACGATGGCCTTGGATTCGTCGCCTTGCTTGAGCGCGTGCTGCGCTTCCATATCGGCGCGCACGTAGTCGGCCAGGCCGACGCCGGGCAGGCAACTGTAAGCCTCGTTCAGCTCGGTGAAGCCGGCGGCGCCCTGCACGCTGCGCGTCGGCGTCCAGCCGCAGTAGGGATCGCCCGAGGCAATGGCGGCGTGCACAGTGTCGCGGATGTTTTGCTGGCGCCGGAAGTCATCCCACAGCGAGCCGCAGTGCGGGCAGGCATAGCGCACGCTGTCGAGATCCGCTTGGCCGTAGATGGGATGCGGCGCCTCGGCGTGATCCACCCAGGCGACGTTATCCAGATCCAAGACGTGACTGTCGCCGCAGTCGTGGCAGCGCACCGGCAGCACGCGCCGGTCGGTGGCGTCCACAATGGCCTCGATCTGGCTCAGCCCCTTGAGCGACGGTGTGCCGCCGATGATCTGCTTGCGCTTGCGCTGTCGCTTGCCCCGTTCGGCCAACAAGCTAATTGCGGAGCCCTGATTGCGCACGTTCTGGCTTGCGTCATCCGGCTCTTCGACAAACACGACCGGCGCGCTGATGGACTTCACGTTATCCACCTGCCCGCTGCCACCGTACTTCAGCCAGCCGCCCGGAAACGCCTTGAAGCCGGAGCGGTTGCCGCGCGATCGCGTCTTGCGCACGTCGATACGCTCCAGCAGCTTCGGTGTCGCTTTGATTGTGGGCGTCAAATTCTGATCATTGAAGCTGTCCGCCGCGTTCTTGCTGCTGAACACGCCAATCATGCCGCACGGCGCGTTGATCACTCGGTTGGACAGATACGCCAGCAGCGTCGTCGTCCACGCCTGCTGCGCCCCCTTCATGCAGGCAACCGTGGTATAGGCCGGGTCATCCAGCGCGCTGGCCACGCCGATCATCGCCGGCGCGTAGTACCAATCAAACCGCCCGTGCTTGTCGGCCACTTCCGAAGGCAGATAGAAGTCCGACTCAGCAAAGTCCACCGTGCTCACCGGCGAGCGCGGCTGCCAGATCGCCCCCGCCGACTCCAACGCAGCCGCCAGCGTCCCGCGCGTGGCGCGCAGGATCTCGGCGGACAGCGGCGTGATCGGTGGTGCGGCGGTCATTGAGATGTAGCTTCGCTCAGCAGTCGGAATGCCGTCGCTGCGCACAGTGGTACTTGGCCGGTGGCATTCACTACGCTTTGCCGTCCCATATTGCTTGAAGGTGCTCAAGGTCTGATGGGTTGGGATGGCCTAGCCCAATTCCGAGCTTGCTCATTTCATAGGCAAACGCGTAAACACGGCAACGCAACACAAAAAATCTTACGTGCCGAATTATTGGCGCTCGTAGCACCACGTTTTTTACTCTCATGCCGTCATGCATTGCTGTCACCTCCGCGCTTTACGTCTTGCTGCTTTCGACTTAGCGCCTTGTGCGCCCGATACTCGGCCATCGCCAGCGTAACAAAGGCGTCGATTTGCGCTTGCTGCGCGTCCTCTTCTGTCATTACGTCAAAACCTAGCTCCTCCGCTTCCTCTGGGTTTTCCGCTGCCCAAAGTTTGTTGACCGACTTGCGGAATTCCGCTGATGCCTCAATAAGCTGTCTCATTTCTTCAATCATCGCCAAAACCTCCGCACCCTCCCGTGGACCCGCATCGCCGCCACGGCTCCCAGCGCCCCGCCGGTGCCGATCCACGGCCACGTGGCCCAGCCGTCCACAACGACGGCGCCCACAACGGCGATCTCGCCGGCGGCGATCAGGTAGGGCGTCAGCGCAGCCGCCAGATAGTGCCCCCCGGTGACGTTGAGCTGCTGCAGCGCGCGGGCAAACACCAACAGCGCCATCGCGGCGAGGGTGATGGGCCCGGTCATGTCAGCGCCTCCAGTATGTCCGGCTGGCGGCCTCGGGCGTTCAGGTTGGCGACGGCCTGCTGGTAGTAACTCGCTTTCAGCTCAATGCCCAGCCCAAAGCGGCCCAGCTCTGCGGCGGTGTACACTTCCGAGCCGATGCCGGCGAAGGGCGTCAGCACGATTTCGCCAGGATTGGTCCACAGCTCCACGCCGCGTCGGATCACCTCCAACTGCAACGGGCAAATGTGTCGCTCGTCTTCGTGCTCTCGCGCGCTCCGATATTGCAGGGTCTCGCTCGGATCAATGTCTGTCCACACAGGTGACGCGATGCGCTGCCACTGCTCCACTGGATAATGCTCTGCGGCGTGCGTCACCTTGACACTGGGATCACCAGGCGCGCGCATGGTCACAAGATAATCCGGGATGCCTTGGCGGCTCATGCTGGCATTGGTGCGCACGGTCTTGTGCAGTAGCCCTAGTGCCTTGGTGCGCTGCATGGCGGTCACGGGGTCTTTCCAGATCACTGCCTCGCTGTGGTGAATAAAGCCATGCGACTCAAACGCGCGGATCAGGTCGCCGCGAAAGTCGCGCAGGCCGATATAGCCGTGGCGCTCTTTGCTGGTTGGCAACAGCATGCAGTGGAAGCTGACCAGTCGCCCCGGCATCAAAACGTGCCTCAGCCCCTGAATGACATACCCGAAGTGCTCAAAGAACTCGCTCTTATCGCGCACGTTGCCGATGTCGCGCGGGCTGTTGCTGTAGGTGTACAGCGACTCAAACGGCGGCGAGAAAATCACGTAGTGGACGCTGTGCTGAGGCAGCTGCGGCAGCACGTCCACGCAATCGCCGTGATACATGGCCCAGCTCTCGGTTATCGCTTGGTCTAATCGATCGGTTGTAGTTGCTTGGCTCATGCGGCGGCCCTCCCGCGCAGAAATGCCGGCACTTGCAGGCCGGTGATGGGGTAATAGGCATTAATGGTGCGCTGCTGCCCCAGCACCGCGTCGCGCACGGCGGCATTGGTCTCGGCGCTGAGCTGCGCGTACATGGCTGCGGCGTCTCGCTCTTTGCGCAGCAGGTTGTCGCGCACGGCGCCTTCAGGCTCGCTGGTGAAGAGATACACCTGCACGGGGCGAGTCTGCCCAAAGCGCCAGCAGCGGCGTACAGCTTGGTAGTACGCTTCCCAGCTGTCGGTGACGCCCACAAAGCCGACGCGGGCGCAGTGCTGCCAATTGAGCCCAAAGCCCGCGATCTTGGGCTTGGTGACCAGCACGCGGATGCGCCCGGCGGCAAAGTCCGCCAACGCCTGCTCTTTGCGCTCGGCAGGATCGCTGCCGCGGACCTCCACAGCATCCGGAATCTCGGCCCGCAGTGCGTCGCCTTCGGCGTTCAGCTCGCACCAGACCACCCACGGATCGGCGCTGTCGTTGACGCGCTCAGCGCAGGCGATCACTCGCTGGCGCAGGCTGTCGCGGCGCGCTTGGCGACGCTCGCTCAGCGTGAGTGCCGGGCGCACAAACAGCTCGCCCTCTTCCGGGCGTGCGTCGCTGGCAACCGTCACCTGCTCCACATGCAGCGGCGGCAAATCGTAGCGGCTCGCATCAAAGCCGAGATCCGCCGGGCTGCGCACCATCGCGCCCCAGGTGGCGACCCAGCGCCAGAACTCGGCGCGGGCGTGGCCCTTTAATCGCCAGGTCTGCGTCTCGCCGCCATCGTGCGTGAAATACTCGGCCAGCATTTCTGCGCGGCTGCACACGCCAAGAAACTCAGCATGCGTGCCCAGCTCGGTCCAGTCGTTCGGGGCGGGCGTGGCCGTGGCGCACAGCCGATACTCTGTGTCAGCAAACGCCGCCAGCAAAGTTGCCAGCGTCTTTGCGTCGTGATGCTTGATGATGCTGGACTCATCCAGCACAACGCCCAAAAACCGACTCGGGTCAAAGCGATGCAGGCGATCATAGTTGGTGATGTTGATCCCGGGGCGCACGTCAGCGCCCGTGTGCGCGTGCGTGATCTGCACGCCAATGGCGGCGGCCTCGGCGACGGTCTGCTGCGCCACGGACAGGGGCGCTAGAATCAGCACGTCGGCGCCCGCCTGGCGCACCACTAGATCGGCCCAGGCCACCTGCATGCGCGTCTTTCCAAGCCCGGTGTCGGCGAAGATCGCCGCCCGTCCCTTGCGCGCGGCCCAGCCCGTCAGTGCCTGCTGGAAGTCAAACAGTCCATATCGCTCCAACAATGTCGGATCTGGATCAAATCCACTGTTTCCCACTGCGCGCCGTTTCCGACGCAAAAAGTCGCCGTAATCGTCTAGCATGCCTGTCGTCATCAGTGCCTACCTCTGCTCTAGGCGTTGGTGATCGCCGCGGCCGGCGGTAGCGCGCCGGTCGCGGCCCTTATTGCTCGTCGGCGCACATGCCGCCGTCGCCAAGCTGCCCGCGGCGTGCGGCATCGCTCAGCGTCTGCGCATAGGCGCCGATGTCCGATTGCGCTGCTCGCAATGGGTCCGCTACATGCGCGTCCTGAAGCTCGACGCCGAACTCGCTCTCGATCGCGTCGGTGATCCGCTGCCCGGCCGCATCGATCGCCTCCACCCCCCGGGCCGACCAGGCCGACAGCGCGGCCGCTGCGTCCGCGGCCGGCACCAGCTGACCCATGTCCCGCGCTGTCTGCACCTCGTTGCGCAGCGCCTTTGCCTCCAGGTCGCGGATGCGGGCGGCCATCAGCTCGTCGCCCCCTTCGCCCCGACCCGAGGCCGCCCGCCGAAGCCGCTCGCAGTACGCACGCAGCCACTCCCCCAAGCTGCCGCCTGCCACCAGCGTGCCCTCGCTCACCATTTGGCTGACGGCCGGCTTCACCTGGACGACGCTGGACTCGTTGACGTTCAATTTCACATCGACGGCGACGATCGAGAACGGCGACGGCGTGATCGAGACGCA